AATGATGGTAGTCAACGAAGCAGGCTTGTCGAACTATACGACAATTCATGACAGCTTCGGTACATCATTAGGAGAAGCTAGACACCTGCAAGTAGTAATTCGTGAACAGCTA